AACCTAGAAATGATCCAGTAAGACCAGGAGGCCCAGGCGGTAATGGTGGAATTGGTTTCTTTGCAGTATCAGTACCTGGAGGATTATCTGGTCAAACAGTTAACATCGGTGGCGGTGGAGGTTCAACTCAATTTGCAAACGTTACAATAGGTGGCGGTGGAAATGGTGGACCTAACGGTGGTGATGCAGGCGGAAGAGGATCACCTTTCTCTCCTTATCCAAGCCAACCAACTATCAATGGCTTATCTGGTTTAGATCCAAATGCTAACTCATTTAATCAAACAAATTTATATGATGGAACAACTGTGTTCCCAGTTATTAAAGCTGAAGGTGTTAATACAGATGCATTAGGAAATACATTTCCTGCTGCTAACTCTGGTTTTATGTTTTTAGCAAAAACTATTGGTGGTCCTGGTGGAAGCCCTAACCAAAGTGCACAAAATGGTGGACCAGGTTATATGTTCTTCTGGGAGAAAAATGGAGGTGGATTCTAATGGCAGCTATTGTTTGGAATCATGAAGGAATAAGTCCTATTGTATTTTGTAGAGACGATGCGGCAAAAACTTATGCTTTAAAACATGAAACGGGAGCAGATGCTACTGAAATTTCAGATGAAGATTTTAACGCTTTAGTTAGAGGTCAAAAAGTAATTGATTTTGAATCAAGACATAATTCAGTAACATATACTGATAGACCTGATGCAATTGCAAATCTTGAAATTTTTAAAAGTGAACTTGAGAGATGTAAGTCAAAAATAGAAGATCATCTTAAATTTCATAATGATGAAGCTGATCAACCACACAACACTAGATATCAAGCACATCTTACAAACATAGAAACTGTAAAAGCTGAAGCAGATGGTGGTGCGTTAAGTGATAACCCATCTTTTCCAATGGATTCTTTTTATTCATATATGGAGGCAAGATTTGGATCTGCTGTAAGTTATATGGAAATTCCAGTATAATTCACTAGAACTATCTCTGATTTAGTATATACATACTTGGTATGTTTGATAACAAAATTGTTTTTAGGGCACTGCCAGAATTTATCAAATGGAATTCAGATGTAAAACCTGAACCTGTTTCAATGAATGTACCAGAGTGGTACAAAAAACTAGAACATAAACTAGGACTATTTACTGTAAAAGGTTGTCTGCCTTTTATGGATTCTCTTACTACAGGTTATATGCTTAAAACTGCGCAAGATTATTATATAACAATGAAACCCCAAGAAAATCCAGAAATTGAGGAAGACAAATGGGAATATAAAGTTCAAACAAGTTTTTCAATGGCTCCCCCTTTTATGCAAACACAAGCAAATTATTTAGGTATAGGACCAGAACCTGGGTTTCATCCTTTCAAACAATTAGAAGGTTCATCATTTATGGAAAAAAATTTGTCTTATAAATTTTTTAAATTTGAAAACCCTTGGTTTATCGAAACTCCAAAAGGTTATTCATGTCTATTTTTACCTTTACTTAATAATAATGATGACAGGTTTGAGATATTACCAGGAATAGTTGATACTGATATGCACACACATAGAGTGCAACTTCCATCTGTTTTCAATGGTTGGAAATATAAAAATGGTTATGAGGGAACAATAAAAAAAGGTACACCTTTTGCACAAGTTATACCTTTTAAAAGAGATAGATGGAAAATGCAAATAAAACCTATTACTAAAAAAGAAATAGATGAGAAAGACTTTAAACTTTCAACAACAAGATATAAGTTCATAAGAAGTGTATGGAACAAAAAAATAACAAAATAATTTTAGATCAAAAACAAACAGACTTATCTAAATTTGTTAAAGTGTATGACAATGTTATACCAATACAAAAATTACAAAAGTTATTAAGATGGCTTAATATAGTTCAACCTAGTTATTGGGAAGCAGGAAAGATAGGAGATACTGGTGATGGGGGTAAACTTGATAAGTCTTTTAGAGTTGTTGATTGTTTACCTTTATGTACTCATCATGACTCCATGACTAATGTTCACTACACATATTTTTTCCATGAAGTAGTTTTGCAAATCGTAAGAAAATATGTACAAGATACTGGTATAGAATTTCACGATTGTAACGTGTCTCAACTTGAGATCTTAAGATATAATGTTGGTGGTAATTACAAACCACATGTTGATGCAAGTCTAACGTATCCAAGAAGATTAAGTTTTATATATTTTTTAAATAATGATTATGAGGGTGGTGAATTACACTTTCCTGGTATTGGTAAGATTGAACTTCAACCAAACAGATGTGTTATTTGGCCTAGTAGTTTTATGTATCCTCATGGAGTAAAACCAATTACAAAGGGAGTAAGATATAGTTTAGTATCATGGATAAATTAAAAACACCAATACTTATAAAAGATTTTATAACTCCTGATGAGGCTTTTTTCTTTCATAGTTACGCAAAATTAAATTTAAGAAATAATGCAGGTGGGTTGTCTATGGCTGATGACGTTGTAACTAATTTTGATGCATCACATTATGCAGACCCAGCCACAGAGATTTTGTTAGTACAAAAATGGAAACGTATGGAAGAAATTTGTGGTATTAAATTATGGCCTACATATTCATTTTACAGAATGTATGTAAATGGATCAGAATTAAAAAAACATAGAGACAGACCTTCTTGTGAATATTCAGTCACATTACATTTAGGATCTGATAGTGTGCCATGGAAAATGTGTGCTGATGGCAAGTGTTTTGATTTAAAACCTGGAGAAGCTATAGTTTATAAAGGTATTGATTGGGAGCATTATAGAGAAGGACCTTATGAAGGAGATCAATACAGCCAAGTATTTATGCATTATGTTAATCAAGAAGGGCCACATAAAGATTGGAAGTACGATAAACGACTTAGAATAGGTTTAAGAAGATAAGCTAATATGCTATAATCTGGCATGCCATTAGCTAACATACAGATACAACCAGGATTTAACAAACAGGTCACTGCTACCGGAGCTGAAGGTCAGTGGGTCGATGGTGATTTTGTTAGATTTAGATACGGACTACCTGAAAAAATAGGTGGTTGGGAAGAAATTATAAATAAAAAAGTAGTAGGTGCTATTAGAGAACAACTTATTTGGGCTGATCTTGATGGTAGAAAATATATAGCTTTAGGCTCAAACAAAGTTTTAGTAGTTTATTTTGAAGGAGCTTACTACGATATTACGCCTTTAGATACTCCAATAACTGGTGCTACTTTTACGACAGTGAATACAAGCACAACTGTTACTGTAAATAAAATTGGTCATGGATTGACTGATGGAGATTTATTTACATTTACATCTGTAACACCTCCCTCAGGAGCAGGATATATAGCTTCAGATTTTGAAACAAATACATTTCAAGTAGTTACGGCTTCTGTAGATACATTCACTATAACAATGGCTTCTGCAGCAGGCACATCAGTAGCTGCTAGTGGGTCAGCTGTGCTTAATCCTTATGTTGAAGTAGGACCATTGAACCAAACTGCTGGTTATGGTTGGGGAACATCTTCTTGGGGTGGTCAATCAGGACTTGTCACAACTTTAAATGGGGCACTAGCTGATGACACTCAAGGTAACAATGGATCTGCAACTGAAATAACAGTGACCTCGGCTCTCGGCTTTCCAACAAGTGGCAGTATAAAAGTTGGAGCTGAGTTTATTTCTTACACAAATATAACAGGTAATATATTACAAGGTATTACGAGAGGTTCTGGAGGTACAAGAACAGCACACTCAGATGGTGCGTCCGTTGAATATTTTACAGCTTGGGGACAAGCCTCTACATCTACGACAGTATTACTAGATCCTGCTTCATGGTCATTAGATCATTTTGGAAGCACTCTTGTTGCAACAATTAAAAATGGAAAAACTTTTAAATGGGAAGCAATTAGTTCGAACCCTCCTGCATTAACAACAAGAGCAACAGCTATTGCTGGAGCTCCAACTACTTCTGTAATGTCAATAGTATCAGAAAGAGATAGACACCTTATTATTCTTGGAACTGAAACAATTATTGGAACTGAGAACACACAAGATAAAATGTTTATAAGATTTTCAGATCAAGAAAATTTATCAGATTATACACCGACATCAACGAATACTGCAGGTACTTTTAGAGTAGACTCTGGGGTAAAAATTGTAGGAGCTGCAAAAGCTAAAGATTATATTCTAATACTTACTGATACTTCTGCTTATATAATGCAATTTGTTGGACCACCATTTACATTTTCTATAAGACAGGTTGGTTCTAATTGTGGTTTGATTGGTCAACATGCTATCAAGTATGTAAATGGTAAAGTTTTTTGGATGGGTCAAGCAGGAGGATTTTTTGTTTATGATGGTACTGTTAAATCGTTACCTTGCTTAGTAGAAGATTTTGTATTTACAAGTAAAGGAGATAACTTAGGTATTAATTATACAGCAGGTGAGCAAGTATATGCTGGATTAAATCATTTGTATGAAGAGATAACTTGGTTCTATGCAAGGAATGGACAAGAACAAGTAGATAGAGCTGTAACTTACAACTATACTGAAAACACTTGGACTACAGGATCATTAGCTAGGACTTCTTGGGCTGATGCAACATTATACGATAATCCTTATGCAACTGAATTTATTACCGCAGATGTGCCTACGTTTCCAACAATACAAGGAGCAACAAACATAAATGGTGCGTCTACATATTATGCACATGAAGTTGGTAACAATGAAGTTGATGCTCTTGGTAACAAAACAGCAATACCTGCATTTATTACATCAGGAGATTTTGATTTGTCTACCGGTGGAGATGGACAATTTTTTATGAGCATAAGAAGATTTATACCAGATTTCAAAATATTAACTGGTGATGCACAAGTTACTTTAAATTTAAGATCCTATCCTGCAGTAAATGCACAGTCCTCTCCTTTAGGTCCTTTTACAATAAATTCATCAACTGATAAAGTTGATACAAGAGCAAGATCTAGATTTGCAAGTGTAAAGGTAGCAAATACCTCCACCGATCAGAATTGGAGATATGGTACATTTAGAGTAGATGTACAACCAGATGGTATGAGGGGATAATGGCTAGAGTTGATCTATTAATACCAGAACCTACACCTACTTATACTGAAGAAAATCAAAGACAAGTAGCTCAGTCTTTACAAACCCTCAAAGATAAATTAAACACATCTTATCAACAAGAATTAAAAAATGAACAAGATGCATTTAACTATTTTTTATCATGACTATACAATATAAAAATCAAGGTTTTAAACAGACCGATACAAGTAAGACAACAGCGTTTACATGTCCTACTAATGCAACAGTTATAGTAAAAAGTGTTTATTGTGCTAACAATGATGCTTCATCA